GAAGCAACGATTAAATTTGTTAAAGACTACCAACCAGATGAACTTTATTGTGTTGGTGATGAGGCTGATTGTTTAGCACCGGCACGTTGGTCTAAAGGATATGCAGCAGAACATTCTAATCTACAACGAGACCTTGATGAGACCACACGTATTATGAGTAGGTTTCGTAAAGCAATAGGTAACAAACCATTTCATCTTATGAGAAGTAATCACGGCGACAGAATACAAAGATATATTGAACGTGATGCACCAGCCCTTGCAACACTTCGTGATTTGAAGTACGAAAAACTTCTTGGCTATCGTGACCTTGATATTGTTTATCACAATAAACTTTGGAACTTTGCCCCAGGTTGGGTAATGGGACACGGCGATGAAGGCTCAACCTCACGCTACGCAGGTGGCACAGCAGTATCACTCGCAAAAAAAATTGGTATGTCAGTTGTATGTGGACACACACATAAACTTGGACTAATACATCACAACACAGCATTCAACGGCAAACAAACCTCATCATTGTATGGGTTTGAAGTTGGAAACATAATGGATTTGAAACAAGCAACCTATCTTAAAGGTGGCTCAGCAAACTGGCAAACAGGATTTGGAATCTTATACATTGACAAAGGTAAAGTAACACCAGTACCTGTACCAATGGTAGGTAACTCGTTTGTAGTAGAAGGTAAAACATACAAATGGTAGAAGACAAATGGGTACAAGATGTTGTTGAAATAGCACAAACATCAGCCTATGTAATTACACGTAACTACAAAGGTTACGCTGAAGCAGACGATGTTAAACAAGAACTACTTGAATGGTCATTGAAACGCAACGACAAAATACAAGAATGGTTATCACCAGAACTATCTAAACAAGAATACCGAATTGGTATTAAACGATTAGCCAAAACATTTAATCGTATGGCAGACAGACATTGCCGTAAAGAAAAAGCCAAAAAACTTGGTTACTCAATACACGATGAAGCATTCTACTCAACAGCAATGATAGAAGAACTGTTACCTATGGCATTCAGTTCAAACATTATAACTAAAGACCCTGCAACAGAGTATGTTTCTAATGGTGGTGGCGACCCTGCCACAGCAGGTTCATTTCTTGCCTCAATGTATGACATACGTATAGCGTTACACAATCTTACAATAGAAATTTATGAGATGATGCGTATGCGTTATGAAGATGGTGCAAAACTTGAAGACATCGCAGCATACTTTGATGTAACAGATTCAACTATTAGCAGAAAAATTAACACAGGTATTAAACAGATGAGTAAGGAACTTGGTGGTGAATCGCCTTGGGTTTAAAAGTATACACAGGCGGCACATTTGATTTGTTTCATTCTGGGCACGTAAACTTTCTTAGACAATGCAAAGAAATTGCTGGCACAACAGGGCAAGTAGTTGTATCATTGAACACTGACAGTTTTATACAAGAATACAAAACCAAACCACCAATATGCAACGACCAAGAACGCTACGATGTTATATCTTCCTGTAAATATGTTGACGAAGTTATATGGAACAGTGGTGGTACAGATTCCAAACCAGCAATACTTTATGTCAAACCTGATGTAATAGCAATAGGTTCAGACTGGGCACTAAAAGATTACTACAAACAAATGGACTTTGAGCAAAGTTGGTTAGATAAACTAAACATAAGCCTAATCTACATACCATATACTAAGGGCATATCAAGCACGGAAATTAAAACAAGACTATGAACATACTTATAGCCACAACACCTGAACGTGAACATTGGTTAACTGATTGTCTAAAATCTTTTGGCACAACACCTGTAACGGTGCGCTCAGACTATGGGTTTGAGTTAGGTAAAATCAAGTGGGCTTATGAGAATACTAATTGGGACAGATGGTGGCTTTTCCAAGATTCGGTAATAATAAAAAACCAAAGTTTTTTGCAAACAGGTTGGGACAAGGGTACATCTGTACCATTATCTAATTGTCCAACAGCCTTTGGGATGTATCTTGGTATTTATTCGCGTGCCACATTAGATAAAGTTGGTGTGCCTGTTGCACGAAGTAAAGAAGACGCAATTAGATGTGAAGTGCAATGGCATTTAGAATACTGTCGTCACGAACCTGTTGAAGTAATGTTTCCTGAACTAACAGATGGTAACGCTAAAGGCATAAAACAACATCACGGGCGTATTAACCTTATGTTGGAAAACGATTATCTAATAAAATATAAAGGTACCTGGGCTTAAACCCTAGGGAAACGCAAGGCGGGGTTAGTTACCCTGCGTCTCCGGCTATTCTGCTTTCTGCAAATTCCACTTTGCAAAAAACAATTCTTCATCTTTTTTAGTCAATTCCATCAGCGTGTTGTTATCGCGCGTGTTGACATTACCTTCCAGGTGTCTAACCTTAGAATACACATGAGCAACACCACAAGCAGAAGTATTACAATCAAGCATGTTTGCTTGAAAATCTAAATCTCTGTCGCCATACCACCAACGATAACGTTCATCTGGTCTAGCATCAGTTGACAAATCAAGTATCCAACAGTAACCAGATACCCAACCCTCAAAAGGAAAAGGGTAACCTAACGCTGCGTTTTCTTTCTTCATGCCTTCAACAATTTTTTGTAGCGCGTTGTCAGCGATTTGAATATCATCATTTAACACAGCAACATATCTTGCGCCACGTTCCATAGCAAAATTAATCCCTTTGTTCCACCATCTGTGAATGTTTAATTCGTCTAAATCTTCAATGTTGTGAACACCATCATATTTTTCATTATCTTTGAGGGTATGAACAATAACAATCTGGTCTTTAGGTACACCAGATTCTTTAATAATATTAGGAATGTATTGTCGGCGTGTTGCCGTTGGGATTACTACCCATAACGTTTCATTCATGATACCCTCTTTTCATTATTATTAGTATACCACATAAACGGGCATAGACAGGCATAGGCCATTATAAAGTTACCTCTTCAAACCAAACAAAATCTTTTCTCAACATGTCTAAAGGCACGACACGCCCATAATCTCTTTGTTCACCCATCTCATAACCTGTGTCAGCGTTAATGAAACCAAACACTTCCACTTCCATAAATTCTTTTTCAATAGGTCTAACAGCAAACACAATCAAACCCCGACCTGTATCCTTTTGGCGAATACAAACAGCGTCTTGTGTTCTGACACGCCGAACCTCAATGTTAGTTCCAACATCAGGAAGTTTTTTAAACTGGTTATGTTTTTCAGCAGACCAAATAGTTGCATGCCAATACTGATTAACAAGTTTAGCAACAGCCAACTCGCCGATTGCTGCCGCAACCTGTGCTGTCCTGTCGTCCTCTTTGCGTTCTTCATGCTGATAATGTTCAGCGTCCTCTTTATCCCAATTCGCTGTGAACCTACGAATACCAATATGACTAGCGTATTCGTATTCCCATGTTTCTAGTTTAATAATAGCCATTGGCTTTCCTAAACTCTAACGCTTTAACCCATGAACCATATCTGCCCATAACATATTTGTGTGTGGCAATAAGTTGAATACGAAAATCGTCAGACTTTTCAATATTTAAATTCACCCAAGTTTGGTCTAGTAACTGGCCTAAACCATACGCAGTTGATTTTTTATTCTGTGCATCAGGGTTCCACGAAGACTCCAACATAATCAGTTCATGCAACGCAACATATTCGTCAACAGAAACCATTGACCGAGCATAACCGCGCGCCGATACCGGAAACTCTTTTCTTGCTATCGGTGGTGTTGTGTATGTTACCGATTGCGCGTCATTAGCATAAAATTTTTCATCAAGACGAAAAAGAATTAGCATACTTAACATCAAAAACAGTAAACCTACTACTAATCTAACCTCAATTATCATGCTATCTCCTTTAGTTTTTTTGGCTTAACCCCATAGTTTCGCATAAGGACTCGCTCCCTATAACTTGAACCGCCCCAAATTCCGTACAAACTTGCGTCTACGACAGCATAATCAAAACAGTCCTTAATGATAGGGCATTTGTAGCACACATCTTTTGCTTTAAACGCTTTGTGGGACTCAAAAAATTCTGGAAAAAACAAATTTTTATCCTCAATGTTTCGACACCGAGCCTTAGACCAGTTCATTATTTGTGCCCCTTCAACGCCTGTTGCAACTTCCAAAACGCTACAGCCGACACGCCCAAAAGTTGTATTTCGCGGGGTGCTTTAACCTTTGTAAACTTTTTTAAGAATCTCATTATCTCCTCTCAAATGATGTAGTTGCGCGCGAAGAGTGTAAATTTTGTGCCCTTTTGCCTGCGCATAGTTCTTTGGGATAACGTTGAGTTTGGCACATTCAATAGCCCAAAATGTGTTCCAATCGTCCGGATACTTTTCTCTCATTTTTGAGGTCACAATCCGGCGTAACTTAGAGTTAAGACTTGCGCTTCTCCGGCTTCTGGCAACCTCTTCTTCGGTCATGTTTTTTCTCAATTTAGACATATGTTTCATCATCTTCAGGTAGGTTTTCGTCAATGGTTTTGTAGCAGTAAACACAACTATTGGTTGTGACCCAACCTAATCCTTTTTGGTAAATCATGCGTGGCGTGGGGTGAGAAGAGTCATTCATGGTTGCTTTAACCCAACCACCCTCTTCTCTGTATAACATAATTTCACATTCACTCATTATCTTCCCCTTTGTTTGATTCGTTATTGCAAGTGCAGTACCAAGTAGACCGACACACATAGCAGCGTCCGTCCATGTCACGGATTTCCATCTACTTTATTGACTTTAACCGGCGTGTCGTTTTGGCGTGTTTAGATGACTTAGGTTCTTCAGGCAAATAGTTCAGTTCTCGGATAAGAGTTCTAATCATGTTAGATTGCATGTTGATACGGCGTGTCAAATCAACTACGCCGTTTTTGGCTATGCCAACATACAAAATACCAGAAATCCCACCGGCACAAAAACCTATTCCTAGTGCATATAGTTCGGTCATTCTTCCTCCTCATAGTCTTCCATGTCGCCTGCGTCCACATACTTTGATTCGTAGTCGTCGTGCATTTCGCGAATGTAATCTTTGTATGCTTGCTCTTCGCAAATCTGGCACTCACTACCCCAACTCCTGCCGTGACAGATAATTGCATTATCTATACTCATTTTTGCCCCCATATCAAAAACATTAAGATAGTAAATCCGATAGAGATAACAATTTCTATTATCATTTTGTCTCCCCAACTAAATTGTAACAGTTTTTCTTATACCAATTAACGGCATAACCAACAGTTTTTGCGTTAATATTTGTGTAATGTTTTCTTACACCATTGACTTCAAGTATAACATTTTTCCAAGTCTGACAACCAACTTTGTCTTTATGAATTTCATCTGCCACAACAATATAATCAGCAGACACGCCGGCTGACGTTAATTGTTTAACAAATTCTTCAACAGACATGCTGTGCTGTTTACAATCAACACCACGTTGCTGACATCTATAATTCATATTTTGCTTTTTCGTTTAATTGTTCAATCATTAAAGAAACTTTAGCGCATGTTTTTTCCTCGTTAGGAATATATGTGCCGTCTCCTTTGTATGGGTGTTCCCAGTTTTCTGATATAGGATTGTACGCTGTATAAGAATCAAACTTTTCTTCTTCTACACTTGTAGCATGCACCCATTCATTTGCTTCATCATCAAACATAAACACATAACAATGTTTCATATTGCTAACCCTCTTTCTAGTAGTGAATCTATTTTACCAAACATTAAAAACAATTACAACACTATTTTGCAAACAATCGCGCGTTCCTAGTGCAAACAACAACTATCTCCTATCTCCCCCTCGCCCAAGAAAGTTATCCACAAGTTATCCACACCTGTGGATAAGTTGTTAATAAGTTGTGGATAAGTTATCCACAAGTTATCCCCATGTGGATAAGTTACACACAGGTTATGCACAAAATGGTTTTTTTGCATATGTCAAGCGACACGCCGGACGACACGCCAAAATGTTTTGGAATTTTTGCAAATTTTAACTATTCAAAAACTGGTTTTGAAAAATTAAGACACGCAAAACAACACGCCGACACGCACCGAAAATTCACCTCCAATGTGGTATTCCCTCACGAATTAGTATACACTATATATATATCGAAAATGTCGATATGCACGAAAATTAAGTGGGGTTAGAAAATGACAATACAAAACGAAATAGAAAACGAAATACAAAACGACGCAACATTTACATGCACCGAATGTCAGAACGAATTTAATTTTGACAATGAACATTATTCGTACATGCAAGTGTGCGAATTTTGTTTTGTAGAAAACTATTTTAATTGTGAAATTTGTGAGTCTATAATTCACAATGACAATATGTTTTCAGGTTTTGTGCAAAATGAAAATCGTGAAATGCAATTATGTCGTCGCGATTATCGCGACAATTTAATTCCATGTTCAACATGCGATAATTTATTTTTAATCAACTCAGAAAATGGTGAACATGATTTTGTTGAATGTCGTCGTGTACATGCCATGTCACGTGTTGAAAGAATTATGCGCGAAAATGAAAATGTTTTAATAAAAGATTATGGTTACAAGCCAAATCCACAATTTAAAACAACATCAAGAAAACAAAACGCAGAAAACTATTTATTCAATAACGAAAAAACATTTTATGGTTTTGAATTAGAAACTGTTACCGATTCAAGAAACATTTTACCGGTGGCACAATTAGTTCAAGATGCATTAAAGAAAAATGTTTATTTAAAAAATGATGGGTCACTTAACGGACGTGGATTTGAAATTGTGTCCGAGCCAATGTCATTTAATTATTTACAACAAGAATTAAGTTACGAGTTTCTTAATATCTTGAAAGAAAATAATTTCATGTCATGGGACGCAAAAAAAATAGATGTTAGTTGTGGAATACATGTTCATGTGTCTAAGGCCGGTTTCAATGGCAACTCACACATTTACAAGTTCACACAATTAATTTTAAATAATAAATCGGAGTGGGTGAAAATGGCCGGACGTAATTCCAAACAATGGAGTTCATACGACAAAAACCTAACACCGATTTTGGATGTGTTACATAAGAAAAGTTATCAGCCAAGATATGTGGCAGTTAATCTTTCAAACGAACACACAATTGAAGTTAGATTATTTCGTGGCTCATTAAACGAAACACGATTTAAATCAGCGTTAGAATTAGTTGCTGGCGCAGTTGAATACACAAGAAACATTTCACTACATCAAATTAAGAATGACGGATTGAGTTTTAAATCTTTCATTAACTATTTGAATGTGTATTCAGATGTTTATCCAAACGCAATTAAAATAGCAAAGATGAAGGGGTTGATTTAATATGTGTTTATTAATTCTCGCGTATCCAAATCACACACCAAAAAAATCCGAATTAAATTGTGCATGTGAAGTTAATCCGGACGGATTTGGTTTTGCATTTTTGATTGACCAAACAAAAATAATTACCGGTCATTCATTAAATAAAAATAACGCAATGAAAAGGTTTTTTAAGTTGCGCCAAAAATATCCGGAAGCCTACGCGCTATTCCATGCGCGTTACGCAACTACCGGAAGTATCAAAATAGAAAACTGTCACCCGTACACAATCGGAACAGAAAACAAAAAATCTATTTTGGCACATAATGGAATGTTACCAATTAGACCAACAACCGGCGACGACAGAAGCGACACAAAAATATTCGCAGAAGATTATCTGCCGGAATTTGGTTTACAAAATTTGGACGACGAAAAATTCTTTGGCGAAGTTGAAGAATTTTGTGCCGGCTCAAAATTAGTTATATTCACAACTGACGAAAAAATGAAATACAATGTTTACATAATCAATGAACATTTAGGACACAAAAAAAATGGTGTCTGGTATTCCAATTATTCGTATTGCGAAATCAAAAAAATAGACACGTACAAACAACACGCCGGAACAACATACAAGACCAAAACTATTTACAAAAATGATTATTGGTTAGAAGATGACGAACCGGAATTTATGCCAAACATTAAAGACACATGTACAGAATGTTTTGCAGAAAATGATTACAACGCAACACTTTGCCATTTATGTGGCGCATGTCTAGATTGTTATGAACCGATTAAAAGTTGTTTATGTTATCAGCCAATCAAAAACAATTATTCGGAACAAACAAATCAATGGCAGGAACTGCTCTACTAATTTTCTGCCCCACAGAAAACGAAACACCCGACACGAAAAAAACGCGTGTCGGGTTTTTTGTATCTGCAAAAAAAAATAGTTTCAAGAAAAAAAATTGCGACGACACGACGACACGACACACCGACACACCAAACAAAAACAAAAACAAAAATTCGCTGCCAATCCAAAACAAAACACGACACCAAAAAACGACACACCCAAAACCCACAAAAACAAAACAAAACTTAGTCAACATCAATTAATCGGTAACTTGCGATTTGATTCTAGTTTTTGGGTTAGTTGTGCGCGATAAGTGATTTTTTTTGTCCTTCCCTAACAATAATAGGCGAGCGCTAGCGAGCACTATTATGCACTTAATGCAAAAGATAAGTACGAGCGAAGCGAGTACCTTTTGCGTACTAGTAAGGAATGACCCTAGGGTTTTAACTGTCGGCTACTATATACCAATAGTCTCTTGTGTAATATTTTTTCTAAGGTGTTTGGTGTTTGTGCAGGTCAAGGCGCGGCGTGTCTTGGTGGGACTGAGGGGAAGTGTTGTAAATCACATAACAGGGGTGGAGAGTTTTTGCCAACTCTCCCCCTTATATATAGTAGAGGGGCTTTTAAAAGCCCCGCCCCTCTACAGCGAAAGGCTTCGCCTTGAGGCTGTTTGCTTCGCTTGGGGCTTCGCAAACAGCGACCGCAGTGTAACGAAGGTCGCTCACTCACTACATTCGGTTCGCTCCCGGTAGTTCTAGTTTTTTAAATTTTTTTTACCGGTCACATTCTAGTTTTATGGGGACCAGAGGTATGTCATTTTGAAGACTTTAAAGCAGGCTGATTCTTTACATTTAAGGTTACAGCCTGGTAAGAAACTTAATGCTGATGATGCTAAGTCTCGGTTACTTGAACTAATTCAGTCTGGTCTTTCTGTCACTGAAGCATGTGCTGCTGTTGGTAAGGGTTCTAAAACTTTCTATTATTATACTGAGTCTGACCCTGATTTTAAAAAACAGGTTCAACTTATTCGCGCTTTAAAGACACGCGACGGCCATATATCTGATGAAGATAAGGCAATGTCTTTTAGGGATTTTCGTAAAGAGTTTATGAAGTCTGAGACTTTTAGTCATCAACAAAACGTTATTGATTTAATTGAGAACCGTGACCCTGTTTGGTTACATCCTAATATGCTTTTTGAAAAAGGCATTGACCAATATGTTTTGGTTAATATGCCACCGGAGCATGCTAAGTCAATGACTGTGTCAATTGATTACATCACATATAGAATATGTGTTGACCCTACGGTTAGAATTAAAGTTGTGTCTAAGACACAGACTATGGCTAAAGAGTTTTTGTATGCTGTTAAGCAACGTTTGACCAGCCCTTTTTATATTGATTTACAGCGCAGGTTTGCACCTGCTGATGGTTACAAAGCCACGGCTGATAAGTGGACACAAGACGCAATTTATATTGAACGCGAATCCGGGGAAAAAGACCCAACGTTACAGGCACTTGGTATTGGTGGACAAATTTATGGTGCCCGTGCTGATTTAATTATTCTTGACGATTGTGTGACTTTAGCAAACGCCGGTGAATACGAAAAACAAATTCGTTGGATTCAACAAGAAGTTTTAACACGTATTGGTCCAACAGGTAAATTACTTATTGTTGGTACACGTGTTGACCCAATTGATATGTATCGTGAACTTAGAAACAATGATAGGTATCCTGAAGGTAAATCACCTTGGACATATTTGGCTATGCCAGCAGTTTTGGAGTTTGATGAGAAACCTGAGAATTGGATTACTCTTTGGCCTCAGTCTGATAAGCCTTGGCCTGGTGACCCTGTTGACCCTGATGAAAACGGTTTCTTCCCTAGATGGGATGGAACTAGATTAAAACAACGCCGTAGTGTTTTAGATTCTAAAACATGGGCAATGGTTTATCAACAACAAGATGTTGAATCTGAAGCAATCTTTTCTTCTGAACTTGTTCGTGCCGCTGCTAATGGTATGAGAGGTTGTGGTCCACTTGTTGCAGGTGCTCCTGGTTATCCTGCTGACACTTCTGGTTTCTACACCGTATGTTCTATGGACCCTGCTATGTCGGGTGACACTTTTACAGTGGCTATTTCTGGTGACAGGAATACTAAGAAGCGTTATCTTCTTGATGCTTCTCGTATGCCTGCTCCTACTCCTCAACGTATAAGAGAAATAATTTTTACGTGGACAGAAAAATATAAACCGGCTGTTTGGGTTATTGAAAAAAATGCTTTTCAACTATTTCTTACTAGAGATGAAGAAATAAATGCTTTTCTCCAATCAAGAGGAATCCGTCTTGTCCAACATTACACGGGCGCTAACAAGATGGACCTTGAGTATGGTGTTGCTTCCCTTGCTCCTTTGTTTGGTTCTTTTGGTCCTGATGGTAAACCGGCTAAGAATGGTTTTATTGAATTGCCGAGACCAGAGTCTGAAGGCGTTAAAGCACTTATTGAACAACTAATTACTTGGTCTCCTAGTACAAAAAATAAACAAGACGGCCCTATGGCTTTATGGTTTGCTGAAACGCAGTTAAGGGATTATGTAAACCAACAAGGAAATTATGGTAAGACTTGGGTTAAGAACCCTTTTGCTACACCAATTGATTTGGCTAAACGCCAAGTTGTGGATTTAGAAGAATATGCACGCAGACAGCGTGCTGTTAACGCAGGATGGTATTAATGGCAAGAGAAATACAAGATATTGCTAATGCCTACCAACAACTAAAACAACGATACGCAAGTCGTGACTCACGCTGGTCAGATGTTTTAGAAGTTCGTAAAGGTAACATAAACCAAGTTTTTCCAGGACTATTCCCAGCCGAATACCCTAAACCTATGGTGGCAAACTTTATTGACGTTGCCGCACGCGACATCGCTGAAGTAATTGCACCACTACCTGCTATTAACTGTTCAGCAACTAACGCTGTATCTGACCGTGCACGTACCCGTGCCGACAAA